GAGGATTTAACTGTAGAGACTATTCAGATCCACGGCAGTGATATGCTATATCTGCCGCGTGATGTTGTGAATGAAGATTTTCTCTATGGTGAAGATCAGCAATCGGAATTCAATAAGGGCCATTGGTTGGAGATGTATGTCGATGGTGCTGAAGAATTCGGTGGAGAAGGAGAATTCTTTGCCAAGTTTGGTCTTGAAATTCGTGATGAAGCATTCTTTGTTGCCGCAAAACGACGGTTTCAGGAACAAGTGCAACATCTTGAGCATCCCCGTGAAGGTGATTTGATTTATTGGCCCCTCACGAAGAAACTATTTGAGATTAAGCACGTTGACCATGAGAATCCATTTTACGAGTTGGGAAAGCTACACACATATCGTATGACAGTACAACTCTTCCGTTATGCACAAGAAGAATTCGCCACTGGTATTCCAGAGATTGACGAAGTTGATCCTAACCGGGGTTACGGGGCACAGATGGTGTTTGCAGTTGGTGGAACAGGCGACTTCGACGAAGGGGAAGTGGTATTCACCAGTCCTACTGTCGGGGACTTACCAAACGCTACAGCCCGAGCGATTGCGGTTGCATGGGATAAAGATGAAAGATTATTGGTCGTAAATAAGGTAGTCGGTACATTTGTAGATGGTAACGTAGTAGAGAACGAAGCTCTCACGGTGTTGCATACAATTGAAACCGATGGGGCTCCACCGGTTGCTAATGTACCAGCAGATGAGGGTGCTGATAACTTTGATATTCAGCAGGCAGCGGATAAAATCATCGACTTCAGCGAAGATAATCCGTTCGGAGAACCGTAATGCTTAACCTGCCTCATTTCTACCACAAGGCTATTCGAAACGTAGTTCTCGTTTTCGGTACTCTATTCAATGAGATTCAAGTGTTGCGTACCACGAACGATTCTGATGAGCAGCAGCGTTTTACGGTGCCTTTATCCTATTCCTCGAAAGAGAAATGGTTGGCACGTTTGCGTCAAGGAGTACAGCTTGATGGTGAGGAAACCGCCGTTCAGATGAGCTTGCCACGTATAGGTTTTGAATTGACCAATGTTAGTTATGATCCTCAGCGTAAACACATCACTACGACTCAGCGAAAAGTTTGTGATCCGAATAATCCTGATTCGCTTTTATCAACCTTTGTGCCTGTTCCTTATGATTTAGAGTTCGCTCTATACATAATAGTAGATAAACAAAATGATGGCTTGCAGATTGTAGAACAAATCTTGCCATTCTTTACCCCCGAATTTACTGTGTCGATTAAGTCAGTCAAAGGTTTATATGACAGCGTTGACGTACCCTTTATTCTCAATAGTACCACCATCGAAGATAATTTTGAGGGAACTATGGAAGAGAGAAGGGTTATCATCTGGACTTTAACGTTTACCGCGAAGGCACAAATATTCGGTGCGGTCAGCGAGCAAGGTATCATTCGCAAAGTTATCGCAAATCTGCGTGAGTTTGATGGTACTTTGGATGCTAGAATATGTGTTGAGCCTGATCCACTTGATGCTCAACCGGGTGATCCATTTGAACCTATGGTTACTATTACGGAATGCGAGTAATGGCAAAGAAGAAGAAAACAAAGACAAAGAAAACAGTTGATGAAAAGATAAGTGAGGAGCTATCTATTCAGACACAACCAGCAGTAGCACCTATCGTATCTGTATCAACTCCGGTAGAAGGTGAAGTTATCGAAACAGATATCATAGTACGCGACGAACAACCTTTAGCTTTGGGTTATGCAATTCCCGGTGAGAACCCGGACATCAATGATGACTACGAAGCAATTCGTAAACAACTAGCAGATGTAGCAGAGCTAACAGCAGATGCATTTGACAAAATTAAAGAAGTTGCAGATCAGAGCGAGGCGCCGAGAGCATATGAAGTTGCAGGTCAATTAGCCAAAGTAAGTCTTGAAGCAGCCGAAGCAAGAATGAAGTTGCATAAAGATATGAAGTCTTTGCGTGACCAAGATATCAAGAATTCTAATCAGAGAGCCTCTCATATTGGAGATGTCAATAACTCAGTATTTGTTGGCACGACTGACGAACTATTGAAGTTGAACAAAGCTGGCAAATTGCCGACGCAGGGTGATAGTAAATGACCGGTCCAGAAGCCTATCTAGGCAACCCTAATCTCAAACCACAAAGACAAGACGTAGCGTTCTCGAAAGAACAGGTCAGTGAGTATGTGAAATGCTCAGAAGATCCTGTGTACTTCATGGAAACCTACATGAAGATCGTGCAGCTAGACCGTGGCCTGATTCCATTCAATATGTGGGACTTTCAGAGGGAGCTGGTGGACCTGATTCACAATAACCGATTCGTGATTGCTAAGTTCCCGCGACAAACGGGCAAGTCAACGACGGTCATCGGTTACATCCTGTGGTATGTGCTGTTTCAACCGAACATGAGTGTTGCGGTTCTCGCTAATAAGTTGTCTACCGCCCGCGAGTTGCTGTCTCGTTTGCAGCTTGCTTATGAGCATATGCCTCGCTGGTTACAGCAGGGTATTAAAGCCTGGAACAAGAGTAACATTGAACTTGAGAATGGTTCAAAGATTATTGCAGCAGCTACGTCTGGTCCTGCAATTCGAGGTGGTTCGTATAACCTGATTTTTCTTGATGAGTTTGCTCACGTGCCCAAAGAGATTGCCGAGGAATTCTTTAGCTCGGTATACCCTACGATTTCGTCTGGTAAGACTACTAAAGTCTTGATCGTATCGACCCCCAAGGGTATGAATATGTACTATAAGCTATGGATCGAGGCAAGAGAAGGCCGCAATAGTTATAAGCCTATTGAAGTACATTGGAATGCTGTTCCCGGTCGTGACGAGGAATGGCGAAAGCAAGAAATTGCCAACATGGGTGGTAAAAATGGTGGTGAGGAGAAGTTTAGAATCGAGTACGAATGTGAGTTCATTGGTTCTATGGCAACGCTCATCTCTGCATCTTCGTTGCGGGCGATGGCATTCGTCGATCCTATCTGGAAGAATCTTGACGGGCTTGAAATATATGAGAAGCCCCAAGAAGGACACATATATTGCATGTGTGTTGATACGTCCCGTGGTGTGGGTTTGGATTATAATGCATTCACGATTATCGACATCACCGAGATGCCCTATAATGTCGTCGTTTCATATAAAAATAATCAGATCGCTCCAATGCTTTTTCCAAATGTAATATACCCTGTGGCTGAGAAGTATAACAAGGCATATATTTTGGTTGAGATTAATGACATCGGTGGCCAGGTCGCTGATCTGTTGCACCAAGATTTGGAATATGATAATCTTATCATGGTAAGTGTCCGGGGCCGCCGAGGCCAGTGTATTGACGGAGGCTTTGGTAAAGGCACGACGCAATTTGGAGTTCGAACGACCACCAAGGTTAAGCATGTGGGTTGTTCGACCTTAAAGTCCATGATTGAAGAGGACAAATTGATTATTCGCCAGCTTAATATAATCGACGAATTTTGTAGCTTCGTTAAGAAAGGTGATTCCTATAAAGCTGAATCAGGGGCCAACGATGATCTGGTCATGACTCTGGTAATCTTTGCGTGGTTGTCTACCCAAAGCTATTTTAAGGACTTGACAAATGTGGATATCCGACAGCAGCTTTACGCAGAAAAAATCAAACAGATAGAAGAAAATATGCTGCCAGCGGGTTTCTTTGGAGTTGAAGTCTCTGAGGCAGAGGTTGAAGTCGATTCAGAGGGTAATGTTTGGACTAAAGTTAATGAGGAAGAGATGCAAGATCGTCTTGGGTCTGGTTGGTCTTGGTGAGCTATGCTGAAAAGCATCAATCCCTAAATAATTGGCATGAGCCAAGCGTAATATGCTCGAAAATTAGGCTTTATTAAGCGATTAAGCGATAAAGCTATAAGGAGAATACCCAATGGGATTTCAACTCAGTGCGGGGGTCCAGGTATCGGAAGTTGATCTGACGAATATTGTGCCAAGTGTTGCAACGACACCTGGCGCCGTCGTGATCGCTTCACAATGGGGACCAGCAGAAGAACGAATTCTAATCGACAGTGAGAGAAATCTCCTTGCGACGTTCCAAGGCCCTAATGCCGATAACTTTGAATATTGGTTCACCGCTAATAACTTTCTTGGTTATGCCAGCAATCTACAGGTTGTGCGTGCTGTCGCTTCGGATGCTCTCAACGCATCTTCGAGCGGTTCATTCACAGGCGTAATCAAGAATGAACCTGATTACGAAACTACTTCTAATGTAGTTCTTGCAAGTGCTGGTGAATGGATCGGTAAGTTTCCAGGTTCCCTTGGTAACAGTCTTGAAGTGAGCATCTGCGATGGTCAAAGCACCAAATTGCAATTCACAGATACCACCGCGTTTGTTTCTGGTGAAGAATTCGACATCGGAGAAACAGTCACCGGTCAAACTTCTGGTGCAACTGCCACGGTTGTTAGCTATACTGCTGCTGAGCCCGGCCAGACAGGTTCGGTTCTGTTGGTTGATGGTGTTGTTGGTACATTCGAGGCTGCTGGTGAAGAAATTTTGGGTTTATCTTCTGGTTCCTCGCTCGATACTGCTGATGGTGGAACACCTGTCTCAGAATTCGACCTTTGGGACTTCAAGAATCTATTCGGCCAGCAGCCCGCTACATCTGATTATGTGGTTGGACGAAGTGGATCTCAAGACGAGTTGCACTTGGTTGTTATTGATAAAGATGGTCTTTGGACGGGTGAAGCTGGTACTGTTCTTGAAACTTTCCAGTTTCTTTCCAAGGCTTCTGACGCGACCAAGAATGATGGTTCCAAAGCATACTACCGTGATGTGGTCAACGAAGATTCACAATACATTTGGTTCGGTGATTTCCCAACCACAACGCCCGCAGGTAACTGGGGTGATCCTTCAGATGCTCTGAACGTTAATTATGACACGCTTGGTATCTTCGACAGCTCACTTTCGGGTGGTGCGACTGGCTCTGCTCCTTCTGATGGTGATATTATCCGAGGATATGACCTGTTTGCTGACCCTGAGGAAGTAGACGTTTCGTTGCTGCTCAGTGGTCCCGCAAGCGAAGCGGTTGCTCTTGCTGTTATTGGCATCTGCGATGACCGACGCGATTGCATCGCGTTTGTTTCACCTGAAAAGGATGACGTAATAAATAATAGTGGTGATGAGACAAACGATGTCATCGACTTCCGAAATCAGTTGCCATCGACATCTTATGCGGTGATGGACACGGGTTGGAAGTTCCAATTCGATAAGTTCAATGACGTATTCCGCTTTGTGCCGCTCAACGGTGACATCGCTGGTCTTGCGGTACGCACAGATAACCTTGCTGATCCTTGGTTCTCTCCTGCGGGTTTCAACCGTGGTCAGATCCGTGATGCGGTCAAACTGGCATTCAACCCGAACAGGACTGCCCGTGATGAGCTTTATTCCAGAGGTATCAACCCGGTGGTTTCGTTCCCTGGTCAGGGTACGGTCCTCTACGGTGATAAGACTTTGCTCGCACGACCGAGTGCATTCGATCGAATCAATGTTCGTCGTCTGTTCATCGTTCTTGAGAAGTCGATTGCCAAGGCTGCTCAATTCATCCTGTTCGAATTCAATGACGAGTTTACTCGTTCTCAGTTCCGTCAGTTGGTCGAGCCGTTCCTCCGAGAGGTTCAGGGTCGCCGAGGCATCTTCGACTTCAAGGTGGTTGCCGATGACACCAACAATACTCCAGAGGTCATCGACCGAAACGAGTTTGTTGCAGACATCTTCATCAAACCAACTCGATCCATCAACTTCATCCAGTTGAACTTTATCGCGGTAAGAACCGGTGTTAGCTTCAGCGAAGTTGGTGGTTAAGGCATACATATTCCTAAAGGAGTTACTAACAAATGTCAATGAGAATCGACGAATTCAAGGGAGCACTCGCGGGTGGTGGAGCAAGACCAAATCTGTTCCGCGTCTCAATGGGTTTTCCATCTGGTGCATCTAGTGCCCTTGCAACAGGACTTGGTGCCATCGGTGGTGCAATTGGTGGTGCTGTAGGTGGTGTTGTAGGTGCTGTTTCTAATGTGCTTGGTGGTGGGGGTCCGTCCCGCAAGTTGCAGTTTCTTTGCAAAGCTGCAAGCCTTCCCGCGTCAACGGTGGGAGTTATTCCTGTACCGTTCCGTGGTCGTCAATTGAAGATTGCTGGCGACAGAACATTCGAGGAATGGACGATCACAGTCATCAACGATACGGATTTCGCAATTCGTAATGCGTTTGAAGAATGGATGAACACGATCAACGCCCACGTGGCAAACGTTGGACCTAGCGGTTTGAATTCTTATATTCAGCAAGCTCAGGTCGAGCAGTTTACCCGGGAAGGCCCGAGCATCAACCCTCTATCTCTCAAGACTTACTTGTTTGAGGGTTGCTGGCCATCAACAGTCGGTGCTATTGATCTGTCTTATGAAAGCGGAGACGCAATTGAAGAATTCACAGTAACGTTGCAATACCAATACTGGACTTCGAGCACAACCAGCTAAGCTAATAGCCTAGTGAGGATTTTATACTATGCCATTGAATATATTTGGGTTTGAATTTAAACGCAGCCCGAAGTTTATCAAGGATGAACAAAAGAAAGAATCGTTTGTCCTCTCTAATGAAGCTGACGGTTCTATTACTATTGAACGAGGTGCTGGTGGATTTTCTTTCAGTAGTACCGTCTTTGATACCGGTGGACAAATTGGTGGGACTGACTTTGATAATATAGTCACCTACCGTCAGTTAGCACTACATCCCGAAATTGAAACTGCTGTTGATGATATTATTAATGAAGCAATCGTTTCGGATGAAAGAAAACCGATTGTTCAATTGAATCTTGATGAAGTACAATTCAAAGGTATTAAGAATGCTGATAAGATTAAAGAGAAGATGCAGGAAGAATTCCTGAATATCTGTCGCTTGTTGAGGTTTCAAACTAGAGGACATGAGAAGTTTCGTAAGTGGTATATCGACGGACGTTTATACCATCATCTTCTTGTGGACAAAGATGACCCACAAAAAGGAATTTTAGAAATACGCGAAATTGATCCGTTGACGATTCGCAAAATTCGTGAAATTATTCGTGAACGAGATGATGCAACCGGTGTTGAGATTCCAAAAGTTGTTGAAGAATACTATGTGTTCAATGAGTCCGGGTTCGAAACTGGTACGAATGTTGGTCAAGGCCCCAATGAAATTCAAGGGATAAAGATCGCACTCGACTCTATCTCGTTCGTGCATTCGGGATTGGTCATCGACCTTCCGGCGTCACGACAGGCCATTGCAACTCCGGGACGATATCGAATCAAGAAAGTCTTTGGCTACTTGCATAAAGCTCTGAAGCCGATGAACCAGTTGAGATTGCTTGAAGATGCGGTGGTAATCTACCGAATCTCAAGAGCCCCTGAACGTAGAATTTTCTACATCGACGTGGGTTCTTTGCCGAAGGTAAAAGCAGAGCAGTATCTTAAAGACATCATGAATCGTTACCGCAATAAGCTAGTATACGATGCTCAAACAGGTGAGATACGAGATACAAAACGGCACTTTTCTATG